ATTCCAAGCAATTTGTGAAGGTCTGAGGTTAATAGTATTACCTTTTGCTATTTTTAACTCGACCCAAACGGCAACCCCATCATGCACCAGATGCACATCAGGAACGCCCGACCCTGCGCGGTTTTCAATCCTCGTCGCGTGGGTTTTCTTCGGTAAAGTCTGCCTCAATCGCTGCCATAGGTTCTGCTCTGGTTTCGACATCTGTTGCCTCGCTATACTCGCCCTCGATAAATGCCGCGGGATATTTCTCGCGCAGCTTCGCCAGCCTCGCCGTGATTTCTTCGCGGCTCAGTTCATCATACTTATGAACGTTGGTCGTCTCGCGCCTGTCGATAGTCAGGCCACCAAGTGATGAGCGGATTTTCTCGGCGTTGATTGCAGCGGAAAACTGTCCCGCCTCTTCCGCGCTGTGTGATAACTCATCGAAGCGTTTAAGCTGGTTGATCAGGGTCACCCCATACTTGCGCTCACGCGCTTCGCGTTCTTCCGCGATATGCTCAACCACCAGCGGGAAGTCTCGCCCGTTCAAAAGTTTCGAGGCTTGGACGTGTGCGCTGTCTTCAGCGTAGCCAGCTTTACGAGCGCATTCCGCATTTGAATAACGGCCTTCGATATAGTGCTTGGCAAATTCTTTCTGCCGATTGGTCAATCGTCGGTTCGGTTCGGCAGTTTCAAGGCTTGTTTTGCTGTCAGTTTTCTCTGTTTTTTCAGTCAATATTCCGCTCCAGTAGGCTTTTCTCATGAGATTTATACATTAAAAAATCAAAAATCATAAGTCCCGACATCGTTAAAAAAGGTCAAAATCTGGGTTTGAAGTGTTACAACGTAACAGAAGTGTTACAGCTAGACCCTCTGTAAGGCGCATAAAACCTAGCTTTTTGCAGTGCTGTAACAGTGTAACACTTGTAACACCTATATTCTGCGAAGTTTTTGAAAAACTTTTTTCGTGGGAGATTACTACTGTTACAGCGGTCATTTTAGTGCTTTTTTACCTGACAGTTTTATGCTACAAAATAAGGGTATCCCATGTGGTTTGGGACACACGATTATAACAGATTACAGGAGTTTATCTATGTCGTTTGAAATGAAACTAAGCAATGGGATATCTACTATCACCCATGAATACAAAACCAAGGCGCACTGCTATCGCGCTTTTATGGTCGAGCATCTTTTGCGTAACAATAAGGTGTTCGAGGACTGTGAACAGGAAGACTTGCAGGATGCGTTTCAGGAACTGATCCTGACCAACCGCACCAAGATCCGAGTTCCGCGGCACGAGGGTGCTGATTTAACGAACGAGTTTCAGCGTGTCGTTTACAATATCGAGATTACTGATTTGGAAAGTCCTTCGAAGTGGGGTCATGATTTCACTTTCTTCTTTGCTTTTAACGGCATTGGCGAAAGCTGGAGCGAGGAACTTACGGCTTCTGATTTCCGCTTCAAGTTGCTGCAAACGATTGGCAACTGTGATGGTGAAGATTTGATGGAACGCATTGAGATTTTATCCAGCTATGAGGAGAATGCATAATGGCTACGCAAGTTTATTTGATTGACCCGTTCGCCAAGACTGTGACCGAGACGAGTATCGATCGGCGCATTGGCTTGAAGGACATTTATCGTTTGATGGACTGCCGCTTGATTGACGCGGTTCGGTTTCGCGACACCAGCGACGTGATCTATGTCGATGACGAAGGTTTGTATGCTGACGATCAGCGGTTCTTCAAAGTCGATGGTTATCCGCAGCCGCTGGCAGGCAAAGCATTGTATGTCGGCACGACAGAAGATGGCGACGACTGCGCCCCGACTCGGACACTGGAACAGGTTGAGTTCATGGTCGAGTTCATGCCCGACAGCACCGAGTCGCAAGATCCGAGTTTCGAGATCCGCAGCTACAGCAGCGATGAAGAACTGAAGGAACTGATCGAGGAGTTGATGTCATGATGGACGCAGAGGACATTCACGAATTTCATTACGAGGATGGTCACCATCGCAAGACCTACCGCGTCAGCTTTATCCCCGTTGAGACTTTGCAACGTGAGTATGTTGTCGAAGCTGAAAGCGAGGACGATGCCTACTACGAAGCGAAAGCACAGTTGGAGGAAGACATCGGCAGGGACAACGCCAAAGATTTTCAACTACGCGATTTGGATGAGGACTAAACAAAATGACACCCGAAACAGTTAAATCAATCCGCCTGTCATTACGAACCAGCGAAGGCAAGCCACCCAGCCAAAAGAAGCTGGCGGAGTTTCTCCGCATGGGCAATGCCACCATCGCCCGTTATGAGTTAGGTGTGCAGAAGCTAAACGGCACAAGCGTTCACTTACTTCGCATGTGTCAAAGCCATGATGCCGTTAAGCTGATGGCTATTCACAACCAGCGTGAGGGCTTGTTTTGTGACGTTGAGGCAGGGCGTGATTGTGTGGATTGTGGCGGCTATTTGATAGACAAAACTTGCCGCGACTGTGGCGAGTGGCAAGACAACTTTAGGAAGGAACTTTAACAATGTGGGACGATGAATTTATTAAAGCGGTTTTTGGGATTGCCTTTGGCGAGAACGCTTTCGAACGGGGCTATTCGCAGGAAGAGGTTTTGACCCGCCTGCGTCAGTTCTCAGATACCGCCCTGAAACTTGAGAACATTATCGCGCTTCATGAAATGCAAGCCCCGTTGGAAGACATCGACGCGGCAGTTGAACAAGCAAAGGAGCAAGTATCATGAAAGGTGAATTGACAGTGTATCTGGTGATCGGGGACAAGATGTCTCCGATTGCATACCTCGACAATGACGAGATGTATCCGCATCTGATCGAGGGTTTTGAGGCTTACGCCAAGTCGCAAGGCGGCATGATCATGGAGCGCATGAATGATGAGCGCGAGATCTGCACGGGCGACGTTGATATGTGGTCGGGCGGGGATCTCGCCCAATCATACGCGGAACTAGCCGAGGTGGTAACGCAAGTGGCGAACTTTGATTACCTGCCGCATCGGCTCCGCATGGACATAATTGAAACAGTAGACCAATAGGAGATTATTATGGGACTTGATATGTATCTACAAGCGCGGAAGTTTATCCGCACACAATACAAAGGCACGGGCGACGAGTTTCGCGCTTTGCCGAAAGAGAAGATGGATGACGCGTTCGAGATTTCGCACGTGACATCAGATGTTCTCTACTGGCGCAAGAACCACTGGGTTCATGGCTTCATTGTCGAAAACTTTAGTGAAGATGGTGAGGACAACTGCGAAGAAATCCCCATGGATTGCGAGAGGTTGGAAGAACTTGCCAAGACGCTGGAAGCGTGGGCGGAGAACCCGAATTATTTGGATGCCACCGAAGGATTTTTCTTCGGGGAGAATGACGAGGAGTGGCGGGATATGTGCCGTGAGCGCATACCCGAAGACATTCTGGCAGTTCGCAAGGCATTGCTGTGGCTAGAAGAAGAGGACTTCGACAAAGAGTGGCGCGAAGTCTATTACCAAGCAAGCTGGTAGGAGGAGAGCATGGCATATAAGACAATATTCTGGGACTGGCGCGAGGCGTTCAGTAAGTTTGGTTTCGATGATGGCGATGGCTGGAACGGGACAGATCTGGTCTCCGATTTCATGAAGAAAGAGTTTGGGCTCAACATCTACTGCGAAACGTGGGGCTGTCACAACTACATGATCATGGAGATCTGCAAGAAGACAGACAAGAAAGGCAAGGAGGTCAACCTGATCCCGCAGGACACCGACTTCACGCATGGCTACGATGAGCCAGACGAGTGGATGCCGCAGAAGTGGATCGACAAACTTGATGAGCATTTTAATGACGAACATCAAGTGGGGTATTGATCATGACTACTTATCACGACAATACCGAGTTCCCGTTTGAGGAATTACGGGACGATCAGGGAGACTTTTTCCAAAAAGTTTCCCTAGCCATGGATCATTGGGATGTAGACGAGGCGCATGTCTGGTCGATCCTAGAGACAAATGATCCAGAGGTGTGGTTATACGCCCCGCCTCACCATTTCATTAACGTCATTGGATACATTGTGACAAAGGAGACGCATGACCATGACACTTACTATGAGGAGAGATTTTGATGTCGTTTGATTTTGAGAAAGAGGAGCCGAAGGTGTTTGTCGAGGGGCAGATGCGAACTGTCTTCAACCTACTGGAGGATATGAAATTAGAGTTGCGCGGCTACGATGAAGCCGAACTGCAAGAAGTGAAAGAGTTCGCAAAGCGGTGGCTCACTGTGCCAAACCGGGCGATGGTTGTGATTGCCTCTCACATGTTCGATCAGTGTAACTACCAGATGACCATGTTGAGGGCGGCGGACAAAGCCCTCAAGAAATCGGAGGCGACCAATGACTGACGCAAAGGAAATATTCAGAGACCCCCAAGTCGCAAGTTTCAAGATCCGCTATGAGAGCGGCAAGAATAATCTTGTCCGCAATCATGTGCGGTGTGACTGGTGCGGTGGCTTCGGGTTCGATTGCAACGAGGCGCAAGACATCGATGTCTGTGGCGAGTGCAAAGGTTCGGGTTTCGTGATGACTGAAACGAGATGGGAGGAAGATCAATGAGCGATGACGAAAGCAAAATCTATGTCTTAATGGTTGTGGTTTTCTTGTGCACTATTTTAGCGACTTGCTTTGTGCCGAACTCTGGTTCGCATAAAGACTGCCAGCAATGGAAGGGTCGCCAGCACCTAGCGTGTATGGGTGGCAAGGGATGATAGGCGAAGCACTGATGTGCATGGCTATGAACATATACCACGAAGCAAGAAACGAGAGCACAATAGGGCAACTCGCAGTAGGGCAAGTGGTTATGAACCGCGTAAAAGATCCGAGGTTTCCGAACGAAGTTTGCGAGGTTATCTATCAAGGCGGCACGAAGCGGCATCGGTGCCAGTTTAGCTGGTATTGTGATG